TAAGAAGAAGCTTTAATAAAGAAAAAAGAAAAGAAAAAGAAAAATATATAAAAAGAAAAAGAAAAGAAAAAAGAAAAGTTCGATTTAAGAATTCGTGTTTTTGTTTCAGGTTACTTTCTTTTCTTTTTTTCTTTGTTTATTTTCTTTTTTTCTTTTCTTAAATACCTAAATACAAACAGAAGGAAATATATTCAAGCTTTATGATGCTTGCTTTAATAAAGAAAAAGAAAAAAGAAAAGAAAATATATAAAAGAAAAGAAAAAAGAAAAAGAAACGTCGTTTTAAAAAATAACCAAAAATTTGCCCTATGTAAAATGCCAAATCAAAACCAAATTTAAAATACCCAAATTTCGCACATATTTGCCCGCTATTGAATTTTTATACCCGAACCTATATAAAACTACCCCTTGAAAAAAAACACGCCTTAAAATCGATTTATGTGCGTTTTTTGTTTTTTAATTAAAAAACGTTCATAAACGAAAAAACATTTTGAAAAGAAAAAAAAACGTTTTATTTTTGTTGTGTGTTTTGGGGGAACAATGAGGAAACGTAAATTAAATAACCATTTGACACAAGGTCTCACGAAACTTCACGATGTTTCTGTGTTGTATAGAATTCACAGGTCGCGGATTTTACGTCTTGGTGCTCTTGGGGTTGTTCCGCTTATTGTTCTTCAAGGAACGACTTACATTCCAGACGAGTTTATTACAACTGTTTTGTATTATTGTAACTTTAAATCAAGGAGAAAGTATGTTAAAAAACAGAGAGTTGCTCGAAAAGAAAGTAATCGATTGGGCTGAAGCCAGAAACATTTTTGCACAATCGAATCCGCGAAAACAATTCTCAAAAACACTTGAAGAAATTGAAGAATTAAAGGAAGCTATTGAGTTGGATGACTTCGACGCTATTGTAGATGCGATCGGAGATGTTACGGTTACGCTATGTATTCTGGCGAAGATGTATAACACCACGCTAACGCACTGCTTGTCTGTTGCGTATGAGGAAATTAAACACAGGCAAGGATTTATGCAAAATGGAATGTTTGTTAAATTTATTCCGAAAACGCTTGAAGATAAGTTCGTTATACTTGAATTCCTGTGTAAAATTTTTAACGTCGATAAGCAATTAAAGCCACGAATACAACGTACAACAGAAAAAAACAAATATGGATTGTTGCTATCTAACGCACTTTGTAACGGAATACGACCATTCGAAATAGCAAAATTCTTCGAATGCAAACAAGGTAGAATCACTTACCTAATGCGTAATCTGAGCGATATACACAAATACCACGTTATCCCACCGTTGAAAATACTAAAAGAAACATTCGAAGATTTAAACGCATTCTATTACGCAGCAAGAAGATTTCAATATACATACGAGGAGATTGGTGAAGTGCTAAACATGTGTGGCGCCTCAGTCGGACGTAAATTCGCCGAAACTCTGCTTCTAACCCCCAAAACACAGCAAGCAGTTGAGGACTACATTGAAAAAACACGCTTTAAACTACTCACCAATCTCCAAGTTAATGAAGTAAAAACAATGTTGAACACATTGGAGCAAACATATGAAATTGCAAGAAGTTAAAAAGCATTATCGCACATTGATGGATATTGTCGAATCTAAAATGTTTGACCATAAAAACAAAGAATACGCATCAGAAGAAGACGCACTGTCAAACTTTAAAGACGCATCATTCTTAACAGGATATGAACCAGAACTCGTTGCATGGTTATACGCAACAAAACATTACACTTCTATCGTGGACTTGATGAAAAAAATCTTCATCGATAACAATGAAAAAGTTTCAAACAGCCACGATTTGATTAAGGAAAAATTTACCGATATGATTGCATATCTGGTATTAATATATTGTTTAATTTATGAAAAGAGGTAAATTATGTTAGTGCAATTTGATTTAAGTATTTTAAAGGAAGCTGTTAAAAATGGGAGCAAAATGGCGAATAAAGTGCGCGCCACTCCGTTGTATTTGTCGATTGATAACGACACCTTATCGGTTAAGGTCTTTGATGCGGATCTAATGACGCAGATCTATTCATGCGAAATTCAACCGAGTGGTTGTAAGCTTGTGCTTGCTTTTGATGTGAATATTTTATCTCCGTTAGTAAATGGAGCAAAAGCAAAGTTGTTTACGATTGATGCCTTTGATGAATCGTCAAAGGTTGTATCCGTAACACTCGATGGTGTTAGCTTCAAGCTGCATTCGCTTGACCCATCTGAATTCGAGGAGCCATCGATACACGTGCCGGAAAACACAAAGCCGTTGGTATTCCGGAATGGTGAACTACGGAATATATTAAAGCGATTGAAGCCGTTTCTGTCGAAAGATCAATTTCGTCTTAGTATGCAGTGCGTAAACATGGAAATCAAGGATGGTGTAATAAAATTCTGTGCAACAGACTCTTTTAGATTAGCAACATATGAATCAAAAGTTAAATATGAAGACGAACTAAATTTAAACATACCAGAAGTAGCCATAGATGTTCTGATGTCTCTTGGGGATGAAATTGCGATGTATTTTGTTAAAGATAATGAGAATGCAGTAAGAAAAGTTGTGGCACAATCGGAGAATATTACCATTGAGTTTTTTGGTATAGCAGACAAGTTCCCTAACTACAAACCATTACTACCAGACGAAATCATATGGAAAGCACAATATGACGCACATAACATCACAGAAAAAATCGATAGTATGAACAAAGTGTTTAATATGTATTCGCCGGGTAGTATACAGAAAGAGGCAGAACGAGCTGCAGCAAAACTTATCTTTGATATTCATCAGTTCGATACAAAATTGTTGTCCGTTGGTTCTTCCGAAGAGGTTATGGCAGAAGCTACAATAATGAACGAAGTAGAAACAACAAAAGAACGCATATGTATTAATCCTTTTCATTTTATTAGTATCGCAAAGTCTATACGAAGTAGCACGATAAATAATTCCTTTATCATAGGGAAAACACGAAATCACGCACATCTTGTATTTGTAAGTTCAGATGCGGAACCAGAATGGTTGTATGTGAGTGTTCTCAAACGGGAGCAATAAATGACGAGTATACAGATGTACTCGTATGTCCTCGAAAGGGCACTGCTGTATTTGATGATTAACGGCGGATATTCTAATGTAGAAGCTGTCTTGACTGTTTTAGATGGTGAAGAAACGTATTTTTACAACGCACAACATCAGAACGTCTTTAACGTTATAAAAAAGTTATATTTAGACGGCATCCCGGTTAATCACATAACAGTTTACGAGGAAGTAAAGAAAAATATTGCATCAGAAAAAGTGCTGAAACAGCTGTTTGAAAACATAGGCAGAACATACATTGAAGACGATGCAGCATCAATAGCAATAAAAGTCAAAGATTATTTTATAAAAAGACAAATTTACCTATTTACACAACAATTGCATAACGATGCAAATAAAAGTGGTTTTGATATAATTAGCGCCTTGCATGCCCATACATCAAACGTATTGCGCAATGTTATTTCTGACAATGATGTAGATACAAAATCAATCGCAAAGACAACACGAGAGATTATAGAACGCGCGGTTCATTACGCACGTATTGGAGAATACTATGGCATCCCAACCGGATTTGCGGATTTAGATCGTATCACGGGAGGTTTGAAAGCTGGACAGTTAATAACGCTTGCAGGACGACCCGGTATGGGAAAGACTTCGTTTGGATTGTCTTTGGCAATGAACGCAGCACGCAAGCATAACGTGGCATTCTTTTCGCTTGAAATGGATAAGGAGACCATTCTCATGCGTCTTGTTGCAAACCGAACCGGAATACAGTTAAGCAAAATCATTAACGGATACCTTACAGACGAAGAATTAGCAAAAGTAACGACAGCATTAGAACAAATACCAGCGCAATGTAATATTATTATTGATGACAAAGAAGGAATTGATCTTGCAACATTAAAAGTTAAAACAAGACATTATATGCAAAAATATGGAGTAAATATGATTATTGTTGATTATCTTCAATTAATGAAAGCAAATAAGGCACAAACACGTGAACGTGAAATAGCTGAACTTAGTCTCGGTGTTAAAAATATCGCACGTGAATATAAACTGCCAGCTATAATTATGGCACAATTAAATCGCGAAGTGGAACACCGTCCAAATAAACGTCCGCAATTATCAGATCTACGCGAAAGTGGTTGTCTATCAGCAGATACGTTGATATTAACACACAAGGGATGTAAGCCAATCAAATCATTATGTGATACAGAAGATGTAACAATAAAGTGCTGCAACATAACGGATGATGGTTTTTCTGACGTTGCGCAAAACTATAAAAAGTGTTTTTCAACAGGAACAAAAAAAGTGTATAAGATTACACTGCATAACGGTTCAGAAATCAAGGCAACAGCAAATCATCGTTTTTATACTGTAAATGGATGGAAAAGATTAGACCAACTTTCTATATCTGACTACGTGTTACTCAACACACAGCAACCAATAATAGAAACAGATATTTCGGACAATGATATAGTTTTGCTCGCAGCTTATATGGCTAAGTATAACACAAAGACAACATACGATTTACCATCGGATTTCTATAAAGCAGCTTCAACAATAGAAAAATTGAATGCTTGGGATTATATTTTGAGACGTTATCGTATTATCGACAAACTTAAATTTATTCGCATTCCACTTGAATTCCATACAATGGAATTAAGTAAAAAGAAGAAGTTCATAGAAACAGTGTTTGAAGTATGCGGCGATGTTGGACGTGGACTGTTTGATGAACAGCCATCAGTATTTATAAAAATGGAATTCAAAGACAGGAATGTTGCAGTATGTGTATCATCCTTCCTCTTGCAGTTTGGAGTTTATGCAGAATTAGAGCAACGTAAAATTAACTCGCTTGTGTTTACGCTGTATATTACCGATAAGTCGTCAATCAGAAATTTTATAGAAACATTTACAATCAGCGATGAAAAAATGCAAGAACAACTTAATCGCATATACAACAACATAGAAAGCGAACATTTTGCAGACCCTCAATTTGCGACAACGAATTCATCTCACTTTATTTTTGTGCCAATTAAATCCATCAACGATAGCGGATACGCAGAAGTATTCGATATAGAGGTTCCAAGATACCATAACTTTATAGCCAATCATTTTGTAGCCCACAACAGCATAGAACAAGACAGCGATATTATAATGCTTCTGTATCGCCCTGAATATTACGATATACAGCATTACGAAGACGGAAAATCAACGGCAAACACTTGCGAAGTGATTATAGCAAAGCAACGTAACGGTGCAACAGGCTCGGTGCGACTGTATTACGATAAAGAGACAACAACATTCAAGAACCTGCACTACGATGCAGATGCAGACTTCTAAAAGAATGGCGTCAAAGAGACGCCATTCTTTTTTGACGTGGAACTTTGACAAACGAATGAAAGTACAAGGTATCGCCACGTTTGCCCACTCGAAATCCAAATGATTTAATTAAATTGGTAAAATCTTCTACTATATGTTTAGGTTGTTTTTTGCTGCGACGTATGTAAAGTTTACCCTTAATTGTCTGCAAAAATCTCAAATATGGTGTTTTGTTATCCACCTCCACCCATTCCCCATCATATGGATATAATTTTAGTCTAACATAGTCTGCACGTTGTAGTAGTTGCTGGTATTCATCGCTTGTTATTAGGCGATGTAACATTACCGGTATTGCTACAAAATCTAATAATTCGTTGTGCCAAACGGATAACGTATGTTCGCTATCTATTGGTGTATTGTATTCGTTTTTATTTACAATTGTCCATCCCTTGCCATGATGCACCATTAAATATATTCGTAATGTAAAAAGAGCGGATATTAACTTTGATATTTGATAGAAGTTTAAAAATTTACGTCTTCTACTTTTAGGTGAAGGTTTGTATTTGATAAAGTCTTCTAAGTGTTCCGTAAAAGGAGATAATGTTTTTAATATTGTAATTGCATCTTGAATTGTAACAAGTTGTTTCCAATTCCAATGTAGCTTATTCGAGATGTCCATATGTTACCTTTAATCGTTAAAAACATAAAATCATGGAGCAATATATAAAAATATTTGTAAAATTCAAAATTAATCATTATCTTTACATTATGAGTGATCTATCTAAGCATATCGATAAGAATCTTGCGTTACCGTTACCAGAAAACATAACGGTGGATGATTTAATGATGGCTGGAGATATTATCATCGGAGAAAGTCTTGTGTCGTTACGTAACTTAATTAAATCAAACGAAGATCCAAGTTTAACGATAAAGGCATTCAATTCAATCGTCGGTATGCAAAAATATCTCTTAGCACGCAAGAGTTCAATGGTTAAGCAAGATGAATTGATAGATGATCTTGGGGATGTAATTAATGAAGTTGAGTGATTACATCAAGTTACAAGAAAAACAATTACAAGCTGCAAAGTATATAGGACGTGGTTATAGAATATTCTTTGGTGGAAGTCGTGGTGGCGGTAAAACGCATCTTGCTTTAGCTGTAGCAGTGTTATCTGCAAAACGTTATCCGGGACTTCGCATAATGATAGTAAGGCACACAATGCCGGAGTTGTTAGAGAATTTTGTCGTGCCACTAACGCAAAAATATCCAGAACATATATTCAAATATAGATACAGAGTTGTAGATAAGGTAGCAGTTTTTGATAACGGTTCTCGTATTATCTTTAAGGCTATTGAAAATGAAAACGACACAAAGAAAGTTCAAGGTGTAGAATATCAACTCCTTATTATAGACGAAGCGCCAAATTTTACAGAAAGCGTATTATTTAAATTATACGGTTCGTTACGTCGGAACGTTATACAAAAAAATTTTATACCAACAGTATTGATGACAGGCAATCCGGGTGGAGTTTCCGATAGGTATTTCAAAACACGATTTATACGCCCAGACTATAACCAATGGACAGAAGGTGAACTTGCAATCAAAGATAAATTTGTGTTTATCCAAAGCCATGTTTCTGACAATAAATATATCGGTGAAGAGTATGTAAACAATCTGAAATCATTGCCAGAGCATTTATTCGAAGCTTGGTATAACGGTAATTGGGATGTGTTTGAAGGAATGTTCTTTGCGGAGTTCTCGGTTGAAAAGAATGTTATAGCACCATTTGAGATTCCGAAAGATTGGAATCGCGCGGTGGGTATGGATATAGGCTTTACCGAAAAACATCCAACAGTAGCAGTATGGGTGGCGCAAAATCCAGAAACGCAGGAACTATTTGTGTACAAGGAATATTCTGCCGTTGGATCTATTATGCAGTACATATATGACATGAGAGATTTGCTTAAAGATGATGACAACGTTATTGTGTTTTTAGATCCGTCTGCTTGGGGTAACCAGAGAAAATACGACGACGACAGATCGCCGGCGATGATGATGCTCGAAGCAGGAATACCTGTGGTGCGTGCAATAAACGACAGAGTTAGTGGTTGGCGTATATTAAAGGCATGGATGACAGATAAAATGAAAATATTTGATGTATGTCCCGGATTGATTACCACATTGCCATCACTGAAGTACACATCATACGGAAAAGGAGCAAAAGAAGATTTAGATACAAGAATGGAAGACGACTATGCGGATGCATTGCGTTATGCCGTTGTTAGTGGTTTTGGTTATCCTGTTGTAGATCATGATGAGCCTGTTGTCTATCATGTGAAACAAATAACACAAAGAGGAGAAAGAATTACGCATAAAGAGTGGGTAGATATGTTTAATTACGCAGAATATTAACGGTGGTCTTATGTTTAAAATAGAACCTGTTGTGCAGCTTGAATTATTAAAACACGAAGATGATAACGATGTTATATCGGCTGTGCGAAACGATATAGAACAAGTTAAAAATGTGTTTGACGATATAAATGCAGCAGCAAGAAGAAATTACGATTTCTATTATGGTCGTCAATGGAGTGAAGAAGAAATTGAAGCGCACGAAAGACAGAAACGCATTCCATATGTATTAAACGAAATAAAACATAAAGTTGATCATCTGGTTGGTGTGCAAATGCAAACACGATTAGATGTTAAAGTAGTTGGACGCGAACCGGGAGATCAACAAGCAGCTGAATTATTGACACATTTGATTAAATGGGTCTCGCAAGTAAATGATTTAGACTACATAGAAACGGAAGTGTTTAAAGATGGTATTATTGGTAATGTTGGATGGGCTTGCGTATACTGGAGTAATGAAGACGTAATGTATGGCTATCCAAAGATTGAAGTGGTTCCATATAACGAAGTCTATTACGATCTAAATGCGAAAAAGAGAGATTTGAGCGATGCCAGATGGATGGCGCGTCGTTCATATATAACAAAAGCCGAAGCTAAGGAAAAATACTCTTGGATAGAAAAAGATATTGATGATTTGCGTCCTGTCGCAGAAACGTATCCGGCTTATGCAAATTATCCGACATATCACCAAGAACGTGTTTACGGAAAGACAAATCCATATAACAGCCATGATAGAGAAATTGTTGAGGAAATAATTCATTATGAAAGAGTTAAAGTTTACAAATATTACGTGATAGATGATATTCGTGGAGACATACAGAAATTCAATACGCGTAAAGAGGCTGAGGATTACTTAGATGGATTGGTTGAGGCATATAGCGAAGAAGGAATATCTATAATCAACGATGATGGTACCCATAAAGTTTTTATAGGGACAGCAGAACAGGATCAAATAAAGCAAACTGTTGTAGTTGGAGACTTGTTGGTTATTAACGAGATAACGATTTTACCAGACTTCCCGTTCGTTGCGTATTTCCCCAATTTTTCTCACGGCGAGTTTCAGTCGTTTGTTGAAGCGCTTATCTATCCACAAATCTTAATAAATCGTTCATTTAGTCAATGGGATTACATCTTAGGTGCTTCACACAAAAACGTTGTTACGGTAATGGAATCATTGTTGAGACGCGGTTGGGATGTGGAGGCTGTTAGACGTGAAATATCGAAGACGGTTCCTGTTATACCTGTGATGACACATGGTGCAATTAACTCAATACCTAACAATCCTGTAAATCCACAGATATTCCAAAATATAGAGTTTGGCATTGGACGTATGCAGGATTACGCAGGTGGTCGCAACTCACTTGGATTAACAGAAAGTGCTGCGGAAAGTGGACGTGCTGTTATAGCAAGGGCTGAACAAGGCGGTGTTGCGAAATTACCATTGTTCGATGCATTACGTTTTTGGAGATTAAAACTTACAGAGCGTATTGTTTGGTATATCAAAAACTTTATGACGCCACGACAAATTATCAGAATTATAGGAGACGACAAAGATGTGCAATATGTAAATTTAAAAAATGAATTATTAGATACGCTCGAAGATGCAAAAGTCGATATAATAATCGATGAAGCAATCAAATCGGAAACAATGCGTGAACGCTATTTCCAACAAATGCTACAATTGTCTAATTTGATGCAGTTGCCACCAGAAATTACGATGTCTATACTACTTGAATATTCGTCTATTCCAGAAACAAAGAAAAACGAAATCAGACAACAATTAACATTCTACACAAAATACATGGAGATGAAAGCGAAAGATGCCGAAGAACAAAAACTCGCTCTGCAAGTAGAACGAGAACTCAAAAAACAAACAATGAAAGATGCTAAGCGTCTCGGTGAACAACTTGCTGCAGCAAGCGAAGACATCAAGCGTCAAGCAAAAGAGGTGCAAACAAAAATGAAGAATTTACAAAAAATGCAGCAGAAAGCACAAGAGGAGCAAATGAAGGACGCTCTCCTTATGCAATTATCACAACAAAACGGAAGCCAAGACCAACAAAATTTTAACTTGCAAATGTAAAAAGTATTAATTATATTATGTATTATCAAGAGGAAGGATTATGAATTTAGAGTATGGTATCGAACAAGAAGAAACATTGTTCGAAAATGAAATGCAAGAAGACGTTGCATCAGATGAAAATGTAGAATACGAAGAGGAGCATGAGTATGCAGAAGAATACGAGGAAGAAGAAAATGTAGAGGAAGAACAAGAACAAGAAGACGAACAAGAAGATCTGTCGCGATATAAACCGATTATAGATCTACTTGGCAAAGATGATGAGTTGCGAGATATAATGACCTATCGTAGCTATGGTTACACTACCGACCAAATTGTTGATGGATTGTTCTTGCAACGACATCCAGAACTGCATGATATTATACGTAATTATTATGCAAATCAAGGCATGCAGCATCAAACGGAGGATGACGACGATGAACAGCCACCAGAATTTGAAACATACGAAGAAGAAGTTCGCTATTACGCTAAAAAAGAAGCCGACAGAGCTCTTAAAAAAATACTTAGCGAGCTTGGTCCGAAAGTACAGGAGTTGTTGAATAAACAACAACAGATCGAACAGCAATCAAGAATGGCTTATATTTACAATGTAAATAACAATGCGCTTGAAAATGCTTTAAACGAACTTGGCATGAGTGGAGATGAACTCACGCAAGAAGACATAAAAGCGATAGCGAAGAACTTAAAAACATTATATCCCGGGGTAGATTTTAAATCTGTAATAATGACACCAGAGCAAGCGAGAATTGTGCTATCCGCATCATTAGGTCATAAACAAAGACGAAGTGGCAGCACAAAACAATTAGTAAAACAGCAACTTCTACCAAAAATACAGCCAACCGGACGAACAGTTAAAGGTCAGCAATCGACACGTGAGGTTATAGACGGGTTGTCGAAAAGTGAAAGATTAAAGAGATTAATGGATTTGTAATATTAAATGGAGTAAAACATGTATAGAAACATTATAAGACCCGGAGTAAGAACTTCGACAACAATCAATCCGAGAGCATTAGAAGAAGATTTTTCGCAAAAGATACGTGTTCTCGAACCAAACGCAACGCCACTTATTACATTAGGACAGTACATGGGACGTGGTGCAAAGCCAAAAAGCCATAAAGTGCAAACAATACAATACGACGTTTTCAATCATTTTGACTTTTGTAATGAGGTAGTTGTTGGAACTGGACAATGGGCTCGTTTTGCAAAATTGCGTCTCACACAGCCATCGCGTCCAGATGTCAAGAGCACAATGCCATATTATCCGCAGGATAAATTCTTTATTGTTCCAACAGGTCAAGTGGTAGAAGTTGTGATGACGCCAGATGCTTCGATGACACGAAGTGTGGATAATCAATCTGTATATGAGTTACCATCAACATTAACAAACGTTGGAACAGGCGTTTCAAGAACCTGTGAAGCTGGATGTGTAATTGTTAGAACAATCGAACCTGTGCCATTTACAGCATTCAGCACTGGTGATGTAATATTTCTCGGTAGAACGATTTACGAATCGCAACGCATCGAGGCAATGCCGTTACAGCGCGATTACTACTATGACTGTAACTTTGTGGAGCACAAAGAAGCTGTTTTACAAATGACAGAGGATCAAAAAACATTCATCGCAACGAAGGGAACTACACCAGATTGGAATTTCCAGCAAAACGAGATGATTAGAGAATTTAAGTTGAGCGTCGAACACTCGATGATGTGGGACGAGAGAGCATTTGATGGCACAATTCCGGGAAGACCAAAACGACACATGCGTGGATTATACAATGCGATACAAACTAATGTAGCTTATTATAATCCAGATTCGACGGATGATTTTGAGGCGTTGTTTAAGAATTTCTGTTTTGATATGGCATTCCGCTACAACCCGAATGGGCAAAAGAAAATCGGTATATGTGGAGGGCGTTTCTTAATGAGGTTCAATGATGCGTTTGGTAATTTCAGACGCATGGATGGAGCAGCGCCAAGCGATAAAAAAGCTGGATTAGATTTAGATACATACGTATTACCGGGTGGGTTTGAAATTAAACTTGTACGTAGTGAATTATTACAGCAAAACACAGCACTTGAAAACTGGTGCTTTGTTATCGATCCAGCAGAAATGGAACAACGTATTGTGAAAGATTTCACAACTAAAATGTATAGCTCGCCAGACGATCGTGATGTTAAATTGATGGTCGAATGGCAAGGGACTATCGCATGGCATATCGAACAAGCAAATGCATTGTTAAGAACTATATAAGAGGTATAAAATGAGATACGCATCAAAACATGCCAACTTGGCTTTATACACAAAAAAGGGGAAATCCAAATATCGTTTTACACAAGGCGTATTGGAATTAGGCAGTGGCAAGACGATAGATACAACGGATCTGCAAGAGGTATTTCCTGACCTTACAGGAGATGCGAAATATGGTTTAGGTGTATTGTTTGTCGAAGCACCAATCTTAGAAACAAACTCCGACCAAATAACGGATAACAGATGGTATGAGGTCGTTCAGGGCGAGGTAACTTACGATGGCAAAAAGTACGTTGCAAGCCAAAAAGTATTTGTAGAAGATAAAACAAAACTTAGTGGTACCGGTAAAATAGCATTAACATTCGAAACGAATGATTACAACGATATGAGGGAAGAAGCGTTTAAACTACAACATTTACTTGTTGGCGATGAAGTTACTGGGTACCATAGCTGGGATAAAGGTGGTTACGAGCCACGTAATACACTTGATGAAAATGGTGTTGGATATGTTCGCAAATCATAAAGGAATAACAAATGGCTAAATTAACAGAGATTGAAAGTGTAAGACAAACAGATAAAAATATCGAGGTCGTCGTGAAGCAGGTCGATTCGCGACGACCAGGTATTCTTCGCAAGCATATAGCTGAATGGATGGAGGGTGATAAGAAACAGGTTGTATTTTTATCTTTGAAAAAAGAAGCAATGTTTTTTATCACAGAGAATGAATACGTACAGTTTAAAAACAACATATTTCGAACAAATGTTGATAAATGTATCGAATACTTACGAGATCATCCGGCATACAATATCGAATTATTTGAGAATGATTTCCCGCAACACATTAAGCAGAAATTTGAAAACGATAAAAAATATATAACCAGAGATCCAGAAGAATACGAGTAAGGAGTAACATATGGTTACTAAGACACGAAAAGATGTCTCGGCAACAAAAGATGTAGCCAAAAACAAACGTAGTGAAGAATACAATCGTGCTGTTGTAACGGTGCGACAAAATCAAAAAGAAAAAGAGTTGTCGCAAGGATTGATGTCGCAAATGTTGCTACAACAGCAAATTGAAACCAGCAAACAGGCACTTATGGATCTGGTAGCAAAGATTGATTTGCAGCAACGTATTTTGGAAAATAAAATGAAAGTGATGGATCAATCCATGCAACAACAGGCATCACCGACAATTCAGGCACCAGCTGATTTAATGAATATATTGAGCGGGAGCGCGGCTGCACTTGGTCCATCGCAACCACCGGGTATGCCACCGGGAGCGGGTGGAGGACAACCAGATGCTCAGGGTGGAGGTGGTCAAGGCATACCACCGGGTATACCACCGGGTATACCACCGGGTATGCCACCGGGTATGCCACCGGGAGCGGATGGAGGACAACCGGATGCTCAGGATGGAGGTGGGGGAACTTTTATGCCACAGCCACCGGTGATGTAGAATGAATGGGGATGTGCTTGCAAATAGAGTTCGTCTAATTTTAAGAGATACGCAATCTCCAGCGGATCAGGGTTTGTTCTGGAGCGATATGGAGATTGCGTTAGCTTTAAATAATGCGCAGGCAATATTTGTGAATGCATCTCTCAGACTTGGATTGAGTTATTTGTTGGCTGGTTTGAATGTTACAACAGGTTTTGTAACACCGCCTGCTACAGGATGGATACCATTACCAAACAACTATTTGCATTATGTTTCAGCAATGGTTGGAACTGATCAGTTTCAGGTTGTAGCACGTGTGTATCAAGGTGCGACAGCGGAGGTATTTAGAAATTCTAATGTTGCAGGTGTATTTATAGTGGGCAATCAATATCGTGGTATATTAGGCAATGATACGAATACAGGTGTTATATTAAATTATTTTAGGACGCCTTCATATATTGGTTTGACATCTTTGGGGGATAACATTAATCGTCCGGATTTTAATGTTCAGGATTTTGATATGTATATATATACAGATATTATTGCAACGCACGCAGCAGTATTGCTTGGATTTAAGGAAATACAAACACAACGTGATTTTAAATTTATGAAGCATATATTTAGTTATTATAGCATATTTCCTAAAAGGTTAGTGAGTTTATTAAAAGATTTAGATATTGCAAAAGCAATTATGGATTCGTTATTAAAACAGCAGGAGAGTTAAATGAAAAAGAAACCAAGAGGCATCAGAGTTGATGCGATATATTACAAGAAGTTTGTAAAACCAAAGCAGGCAGAGCCAGACAGCAAAGACGAGGAAACTGTCGAGCCAAAGGACGATTTGCTTGAAGCTGACACAGAGAGAGACAAAGAGTTTGATGATATTGTCAGAGATTTCAAAGACCTAATAGAGCGAAATAATTCGGTTGGTCTTTCGCCGTTTGCGGATGATGCTGAAGCAGATATCGCAAAATCCAGTACTGGCAAACGCATTAAAAAACGCTTAAAAAAGGAAGATGCCGAGCAAGAAGACAACGACGAACAATCTCCACCAGAAATAGAGCCAGTGGAGGACTTAGAGGAGGATATGGACGAGTTTAGCGAAGAGCCAGAACGTAAACGCAAACGCAAACGCAAAAAATCAGAGGATAAGTCTTGGGTTAGCAAAATATTTGACTTGTTAAAATGACGGCAGCCGAAGTATTACATTCTGTGCGTATGTTGTTAGATGATGGGTTATTGTGGTATTTTACATATCCAATGATTAACAGTCTAATTAATCAAGCACAGATGACACTAATAGACAGGTATCACGGTCTCGATGACGAGCGTGCATTGAGACCGCTGTATGTATATGATACAAATTTGCCAAATGACGGGATTTTAACAGCACAGTTGTTGTATCCTCGTGCTGCTCGTGTTTTAGTCAATGGCGACGAAGATGCTTTTAGTTGGGTAGCTGAATATCTAACATACGATGTATTCATAAATTACAACAGTCCCGGTGTAATTTACAATACTCCAATGCCACGCAGTGTTTATTGGACGTATTACAAAACGCAGGATGTAAATGGTAATTATGTAACGCAAGTATTGTTTTCAGATCCGCAAGGTAATGCGACATGCAATGTGTTGTATATACAGGTGCCTCCATTATATGATTATCAAGTAAATGGATTGGCATCTAATGGTGGACCACCAGTCGGTTTGAGTTTACCGGAAGAGTATCATCCGGAAGTAGTGTTATTAGCAGCTGAATTAGCAAACAATATTGATGTTGGCGAAATGGAACGCGGCGCATCGTTTGATACAAAAGCTGGCGAGAAATTACCAATTCAAGGTCTTAGGATATGATACAATATAATAAATACACCGTTCAGCAATTGTTTGATGAAGTAATATTGCGTTTGGGTGAAAATAGAAATGCGGAGAATATTGACTATTTAACAGTTGCTTATTATCTAAATGAAGCACTTGAAGAAATAATGATAAATTTTTATCCAATTAAAGATTGGGCATTCTTTACTACTATACTTGTTGCGAATCAGCAATTTTTATCCCCACGTTTTATTAAGCCTGTTAGACTTTTGTTATCTGCAAACGGGCAACCACCATATGTAGAGGCGAGAAAGATTGATGTTAGAGAATGGTATTCGATTATTAATCGGGATATGAGGCAATTTTGGAATATGGGTACATACGACAATCCTGTTTATATGATATGGGGGAATGTAATATATCTTTATCCGACCAATTTTTGGAATGCAGACGATGCCACGCAGGGAAATGTGAGTGGTGTATTAGATTGTTATATGTTTCCAGTACGCGTATTTAATCCAAACAGCATGTTAAATATTCCATATGAATTTGAGGAGTTGTTGCTATTGTTGGCATTAGAAAAAGTCGTAACGCGTATATTACCAATGGCACAAAAGCCAAAATACTTACAACAAATTACAGCGCAAAAATCAATCTTTATACAGCAATATTTGTCAAGCAGACATGCAGAAAAGCGCCATCTCGCATCGTTTGTCGCACCAGAAGTGCCACTTGTTCCTGCGCCAGCTGAGGCTGGTGAGTTACAGTCGAGGTTATCATGACGGTAAGAGAATACATTGATAGTGTCAAGCTCAGATTGCAACGCATTGGAATTACAAGGACGCTGAACGATGCGTTGATTTTAAATTACATAAACAAGGCGCGTCGTAATGTTCAGGTCGAAACACTTGGGCTTTTTGAGAGCAGGTATGGACGAAGAGACGTTTTTCAATTAAATAACATTGCTTTGGATCAGGATGATTCGAATACGCATTTATATTATCAAAACACTCAAATAAACGTTGTGCGTTTTCCTCTGCCGGTCGATTATATAGATATAGCAACGTTATGGCTTGTTAGGCAAGATCAAAATAGTTTCGTTTACAGAGAAGCACGTAAAGTTAATAAACGTGAATTCTTTAATGTAAGGAGCCATTGTTTTAATATGCCGACATCCGATAGACCGATTTACGCAATAGAAACAAAACAGTTCGACGTAAGAGGTTCAGGCGGGAATATTTGCTATTTATCTGCTGGTGCAACTGATATATCGAACGCTTCAGTCGAAATATATGCTGTCGTTGCATTACAAGATTTTGACCAATGGGATGAACAGGAATTAGTTCTTAGCCCGGATTTGGAAGAATATGCTGTTAAACAGGCAGTGTTGTATTGTTTAAATGATGTTGAATATTTAGAAATAAAAGATATATTGTTAGCCGAACTCAACGAATATAAAAACATGTTAATGACAAACTACAAGATTAGCAAAGACCAGCCAATAGAGATATTACCAAGTCAGGAGGCACCATAATGGCAAGCACTTTTGCTGAATTATATAGCGATTTCTTAGATCAGGCGAAGGTTTATACTGAAAAATTAGACGTTACAGAGTTATCCTTCATGCGTATGTTTACACGAGGTATGCAGATTTTTCAACGGGAATCGTTATATGTCGAGCGAACAGTCGTATTAAACAGACAAAACGTAAATGGACAAAGCGTTTTTATTGTTCCTGAAGATCTATTACTCATTAAGGACGTAAGAAACCTGATAGATGACGGCGAGGGTAGATTTACCGAAGAGATTTTTTTATTGCAGGAATTTGGGCAGTTTAATCGTAACAAAGATAAATGGGAACGTGGTTATCTTGAAACTCCAACAGACTATGGAATGCGGATACCACACAAACGAAGCGCATATGATGGCAGAGGTAGTCAAGTAAGAATGTGCACGATATGGCAACGTGAGCTAATTACGTATCCAGAATTTGACGGAGATCAATTGTGGTTATGGTATTATCCTGATATACATGCTATATCGCAAAACTCTCCACAATGGACAGCGTGGTTTCCGTATGATCCTAATTTTATGAATATGTTCAGAACATCTTCTGTAACTGACGTATTAAAGCCATTCGAGAGAGCGTTCTTAGAGTATGCATTGTCAGATTTTATACGCAGTAAAGGTTCAGCAAATTACGCTGTATATCAAAAGAATTTTGAATCGGAAATACAAAGGGCAATAGAAACTAAGCCCACATATTATCGTGAGGGTGTCGCATCATATATGTTCGCACCATACAGTTAGTGTTTGGAAATTAGCAAAAAAAGTGGTAAATTACATAGTCAAGAGCGAGTAAGCCGATGAGTTACAATAAATTTGAAATCAATGCATTTGAAGGTCTAAACGCAGCCATTGCTCCTACACTTATCAAGGATTCGCAAGCGCGTGATATATTAAATTTCAGGATGGAAAAAGTAGGTAAACTTGTAACTCGGAATGGATATATATATGGTTTATTTTCGAAGCATCGTCCGATGTTTCTCGGCGAATTACCACCTAATGAAAGATTTTTCGAAAACAATGGTATAGTTGGCATAGGAGAGCTTGTATTAAGCGAGCGATGGGATGCAATAGATACAGATAGGTTGATGGTTTATGCGATACGTAGTCTGTCAGCAGACGAGATATTTAGTGAAAAAAACGCTAATGCTATTGAACACGATCCTTTATATCGTAACAATGTAATGGGGGAAAAGACAAAAAATCATTATATGACGTTTTTATTTTCTCCAATTACGGGACGTTTTGCAAACTTGTTGTTAGCTAACAATCAATTGGTGGCAAATGTGGCGGATGCAATCGACTTTGATATGACTGTTGATACGAGACCACAAGGACGTTATGAAAGCAAAAGACGTTTATTTGCACCAAACAGACAGTTACCAGAAGCTACACCAGATACACAAAATGCAATTAGCAATGCAACGTTTAACAACGGGCGTGAAGACCATTGGATACGTCATTACATCTCAACAACAGAATACAGGCATCAGATGATTGTCTCCGATAAAATAAACGGAGACATGAT